CCCCACTCATGCAATTCTACCGCATCCCACTCATTCGCCAATAGATCATCGTCATGTTCCCCATAGTTCGTGTTAGCCTGTAACACAATCTGTCTGTAAGTCTCTGGCTCTAAATCATCCCTCAATATATTACATGGAACTTCTTTAATTTTTAGCTCTTTTAATGCTCTAAGCCTCTGGTTCCCTGACAACACAATATACTTACCATCATGCTCTATAACATCAAGTGGCCTTATCTGTGTTAGGTTGCTCTTCTCTAATGACTGCAACAATAAGTTATACTTATCTTTTGTTATTTTTCTTGGATTTGTTGGTATGCCCTTTTCTATTAATTGCCCTTTGTTGGCTCTTATATTAGACACCGGCAATACCTTATGTATATGTAAAACATCAACCATATTTTAATATTATACAAAACTTTTTAAGAGAAAAGCAAATATATTATAATACGTATTGACAACAGCAATACTATATATTAATATGTTAATAACAAAACTATGGAGGTTGAAAAAATGATAATAAATACAGAGATGCAAATAACTGAGATTCGTGATGGTGTTATTGTTGGGGTTGAGTATCGATGCGCCCAAGACTAGCGGCAATAGGAATCACAATATCGTGTATATTAAGCGTTATGGCATTGTTTGGCCTTAGCTATTGGATTGTATTGATTTTTATGGGGTGGTTCATAATTAAATACGGAGGTGAATATTGAAGTTAGGTGGAATTATTGCAGTTATCTTTGCAATTAAATTTTTTATTTTTGATAAATTTGTAAAAAAAAACAATGAATACGGTACAAAAATACAAATTAAAGGAAGTAAAAAACTTGGTAACGATTCAAAGTTCTATGAGTTCTATAGTGATGCATGGGCTTACTACGACAACGGTCTTGCTCTTAGTATAGACATCGATGGTGTTCTTATAGATAGGCGTGGACGGCCTTATAGGGTTACTTCATGGGGAATTGAAATAAACCCAGATCAAATCAATATGGATTATGAATTAAAAACGAATAGATATCTAAGATGTCAAAGCAAAACAATGTTTGTCGAAAAAAATGTTGTGAATGGAGGAAAATAAATGATAGATGAAAAAAGTACAAGAGAAGAAGTGATGGAAGCCGTTAGAAATGATGGTTACGCGTTGCAGTATGCACGTCAGGAATTAAAAGAGGATCGTGAAGTTGTACTGGAAGCCATTATGGAGTCTGCTTCATCGTTGAGGTTTGCGTCTGATGAATTGCGTGGTGATCGTGAGGTTGTGCTGGAAGCATTCAGGCAGAATATCCATGCGTTGGAGTATGCCAGTAAGCAATTGCAAGGTGATCGTGAGTTTGTGCTAGAAGCAGTGAAAGAGTTTGGTTGTGCGTTGGAGTATGCCAGTAAGCAATTGCAAGGTGATCGTGAGGTTGTCATGGAAGCGGTGAAAAATGATACTAGTGCGTTTTTGTATGCTAGTGACGAATTGCGTGGTGATCGTGAACTCGTCATGGAAGCAGTGAAACACGATGGTTTTGCGTTGTTGTATGCCGGTGAGGAATTGCAAGGTGATCGTGAGGTGGTGCTGGAAGCTGTTAAAAGGTATGGTCTTGCCTTGGAGTATGCCAGTGAGGAATTGCGTGGTGATCGTGAGGTTGTCATGGAAGCAGTGAAACACGATGGTTTTGCGTTGTTGTATGCCGGTGAGGAATTGCAAGGTGATCGTGAGGTGGTGCTGGAAGCTGTTAAAAGGTATGGTCTTGCGTTGAAATATGCTAGTAAAAAATTGCGTGGTGATCGTGAGGTTGTCATGGAAGCGGTGAAAGACTGGGGGAGTGCGTTGCAGTATGCCAGTGAGGAATTGCAAGGTGATCGTGAGGTGGTGATAGAAGCAATGAGGCAAAATGTATATGCGTGTAAATATGCAAGCGATTGGTTGCAATTTGAAATTGCAAACTTATGGGTTGAACATATGGAGGAAAAAAAATGATAAATAAAAACAGTACAAAAGAAGAAGTGCTAGAAGCAGTGAAAAATGATACTAGTGCGTTTTTGTATGCTAGTGACGAATTGCGTGGTGATCGTGAACTCGTCATGGAAGCAGTGAAACACGATGGTTTTGCGGTTTTGTATGCCAGTAAGCAATTGCAAGGTGATCGTGAGGTTGTGCTGGAAGCTGTTAAAAGGTATGGTCTTGCCTTGGAATCTGCGAGTGAGGAATTGCGTGGTGATCGTGAGGTGGTCATGGAAGCGGTTAAACACTGGGGGCCTGCGTTTGAGTATGCCAGTGAGGAATTGCGTGGGGATCGTGAGTTTGTCATGGAAGCGGTCAAAGACTGGGGGCATGCGTTGGAGTATGCGTTGGAGTATGCCAGTGAAGAATTAAAAAATGATCGTGAGGTTGTACTCGAGGCGGTCAAGCAGGATGGATACTGTTTGCGATATGCGAGCAAAGACCTGAAAAATGATCGTGAGGTAGTGATAGAAGCGGTCAAGCAGGATGGGCGTGCGTTGGAGTATGCCAGTGAGGAATTGCGTGGGGATCGTGAGGTTGTGATGCAAGCATTGGGGCAGTATACTCATGCGTGGTTTTATGCAAGCTATGAATTGCAATTTGAAATTGTAAACTTATGGATTAAACATATGGAGGCTCAAAAATGAATAAACGAGTAATTTTTACAATTGATATAAGCGGATGGCCTGTAAGATCAAGGGAATTGATGCAAAATAAAAAATATAGTATTGCAAGATCATTAGGAGCTGAAGAATTGGGGGGTATTGGATTATCAAATAATAGTATGGCCAGATTTAATTATTCATGGAATGACCCGTTTACTATTGGTATAGAAGCTAAAATCGCAAAGCCAAGAGATAAAGTATCAGGCAACTTTCTTGGTTATGACTGGATGATTGATAATTTAGTTAAATATGGAAGTGTTTATGGAGTAAATAAATGAATAACGATATTTCGAGAGAGCGAGCATTAGAGGCAGCAAAAAAACTAAAAGATGATCAAAAGTATTGGATGGACCTTTATTATAAAGAACCTGATCCAAGAGAATTCTATTGCGATGATGAGATGATGGCAACTTACACCAACAGTGGTGAAATATGCTGCTTTTCATTTAATCCAAATACTAAGCAATCGACAACATCTTATTATAAAAATTGCACCTTATCTGAGGCGGTGGATAAATTTAACAAAAAAATAATAAGGAAACTCAAAAATGAAAAAACAAAATAAAATCCCAGTAACTTTTAAAATGGATTCGGACTCGCACGTAAAACTAATAGAGATTACAGAAAAACAGCCTTGGGTAACCAAGTCCTGGATCATTAATACTGCGATTCGTGAATATATTAATAATAATTATAAATAATGTATTGACATTAACAATACGTTGTATTACTATATAATTATCAAAAAAACTATGGAGGTACAAATGGATAGATTTCAAATTCCAACATATTACGAGGAGGTATGCAACATGTGCAAAGACCCTGACTGCAATGATATAGATTGCCAAGGTGTGGACTGGGAGCATGTTATAGAATTCGAGGAGTCGTTAAATGTTGCTTAATAAATTACTTAATGCGCTTAATATTGTGCCTAACAATACAACTTATATCGATTGCAATGGCTACGGCGACGTTTGCATATATCACCAAAACAAAAAAACTATTGCAACAATCAATTTAAAAGAGTCTGTAATTAATAAATTACCGATAAACGATGAGGTGCCCTTCTAATGGAAGAAGTAGAAATATATGACATGGACGCCGAGCCAAGTTTGATTGCCCGCTTTTTTGAAAATGATTTGTTAATGTACCGCAGTGTGTTGTCTCGTGACGAGGCAGTACACTTTGCAAGAAAGATACTGGAGGTAATGGATAGTGAAAACAGTTAATATCAAAGGTAAAGAGTATGTAGAAGTTCACGAGCGAATCACACATTTAAGACAAAATTATAAAGACGCCCAATTACTAACTGAAATAATTTCTAATGATAATGGCGTGTGTGTTATGAAAGCAACGTTAATAATTAATGACAAGGTTGTCTCTACTGGCCATGCCTATGAAAAAGAAGATAGTACATACATAAATAAAACTAGCTATATAGAGAACTGCGAAACGTCAGCCGTTGGCCGTTGCTTGGGAAACTTTGGCATTGGCATAAATTCAAGCATTGCGAGTGCTGACGAAGTCGTAAACGCTATTACTCAACAACAACAAAAACCAAAAGAAAAAAACGAATGGGAAAAAAAACTACTAGAACAGGCTAATAATAATGAGTCCTTATTAATCGAAATTAGCGACTCATGGAACAACGGAATTAAAAGTGAGAAACAATACTATTGGTTTGTAAAACAACTAGTTGATCGCAATTACAAATAGAGCTAAATAGAAGGAGTATAAAAAATGTCACTTTGGACGATTAAAAAAGAATACGAAATAATTTTAAACGATATTATTGATGATGATGGCGTGGTATCAGAACAAGCAGAACAATTATTAGCAATTAATGTTGAAAAGCGTGATGATACAGCTACTAATTATTACTACATTATAAACAATCTTCAACATGAAAACGGCCAAATTGATGAAGAAATTAAACGCTTACAAGCACTTAAAAAACGCAATAAAACTAAAATAGAATTGCTATCACGTTCAGTTATAGGCTTGATTAATATGTACGGTGAATTTAAATCAAATCTACTGAATTTTAAAACAAGAAAATCAACCGTTGTTGAAGTAGATGAAGATTCTATCAATGAGCTATTAGAAGAATATAAAACAACTAAAACAACAATAGCACCAAACAAAACAGCAATTAAAACAGCTTTGAAAAATGGATTAGAAATAACAGGTTGCCGACTAGTTGAAAAACAAAATTTAAATATTAAATAAGGAGTATAAAAAATGCAAAACTTTACATTAATAGGAATAATTACAAAAGACCTTGAATACAGGATGACAGAGAAAGGGGATGCAATGGTACGCTTAACAGTGCGTGTCCCTAGTAACAGAAAAGACGAACAAGGGCGGCGTATCAGTGATTTCTTCGATATGACAGCTTGGGGTAAGACCGCAATGTTTTTACAAGAATACTTTAAAAAAGATATGCCAATCTGCATACAGGCAACACTTCAAAATCACAAATATGACAAGCAAGGCGTTACTGTATACACCAATAACTTTTTAATTAATAAGGTTGACTTTGTACCACAGATTAAAAATGAAACAATATAAAATAATACTAATTATTATTACCTCTTGCTTTTTAGTTTGCTGTGGTAAGCTCCAAACTCAAGCATTGGAAGACAATAAAAGATATGTAATTTCTAAATATGATAACGGCATTCTTATAGATGAATATATTGCAAACACAGAGGTTTATTTAAAATTCAATGATGAGTATATTATGGCAACCGGAAGTTATACAATTAAGCAAGAAACAGAAATAACCACATATTGACATATACTTTAAAAAAAAATAAAGTACAATCGGTTATGAAACAACAGTAGTGTTAGTTGCTCAGGCTAACACTACTAATTGCTTTTAATACTTTAAATATATTATAATTACAATAGACTATATGATAGCTGTAAGCGTCCTACTTGAGAAACTACTCTTGCAGCTATCCCCACACATATTATATAATTACTATTAAGAGATCACGATATGGGGCTGTGCATTACCCTTATGTACAGCATGAATGCTTAATTGGGCTATGTTTTTTCATTGCATAGCCCATCATTTGCTTTTACTTATAAGAATAATGTATAATTATATTGAATTTGTTTAGAGGCTACATATTTTTATGTGGCCTTTTTTTTGTTGACATAAAATACATATACTTGTATTATACTAATATAAACAAATTCACTACCTAAATAGTGAAATTCTAATATTAAGGAGTTTCTATGAACAAACAAAAACACATTATATTTTTTATTGGTTTACTGCCTTTTCTAAACGCAAAAGAGGCTTTATTTATGAGTTTTATGATTAATGAATTTCTTTTTGCTAATAAAGACTGGTTTTTAGTTACTGCCGATCAAATGTCTTTAAATACTGGGTTATCTAAAACACAACAATTAGCCATTAAAAAACGTTTATACGATCTTGAAATACTAGAGACTGAGCGTCGAGGTATCCCCCCTAAGAATTGGTATACAATTAATGCAGATAAACTAAAACAGTATATCCCAGAGGTTTTATAAGGAGTTCCACATGAACTATGAAAATTTATTGCTAACGCTTTTAGATAAGCCAATTGTATTTCATCGACCATTTTTGCGAATAATGAATACAAATTGCGCTTTATTTTTAAGCCAGTGTTTACATTGGCAACGCCACACTATATACGATAGTTGGTTTGCGCATACTATTCAACAATTTGAGTTTGAAACTGGATTATCGACAGATGAGCAAAGAACTATAAAAAAGACACTAAAAAATAAGGGCATCTTAAAAATTGAACGACGAGGCAATCCATGTAAAAACTGGTACACCATTGATTTGGAGGTTTTATATACACTTTTAGAAAAACAAGTGGAAAAATCCACAAACAAGGAATGGGAAAATCCCACATCTAGTAATGGGAAAATCCCATATCAAGAAAAGGGAAAATCCCATAACTATATAAATAAAGAAGTATTAATAAATAATAATAATAAAATAAAAAGTAATAGTATAAATACTATTACTAAAAAGAAGTCTAACCATTATCAATTAATTCTTGAATCTTGGAATGCATTTGCCAAAAGTAATGGGTTGTCTGAAATTAGACAATTAACAACCAAGCGTATTAATGGCATCAAATCCCGCCAAAAAGAAAATGGATTTAACATACAAGAAATATTTAGCTGCATACAAGATTCACCGTTCCTTTTAGGCACTAATGGGAATGATTGGAAGGCGGACTTCGACTGGGTGTTTTGTAGTCCGAACAACTGGCTAAAAATTGTTGAAGGTAAATACAAAGGCGAAAAAAAACAAGAGCCACAAGATAAACTGCAAAGCATTTTCAATGAATTAACAGGAGAAAAATAAATGAAATTAATTGAAAAGTATATGTTTTTTTTAAAATGTGCAATAAATGAAGGTTGGTTTAAAGGTTATTCGGAAGCCGGGTATTGGATAAAAACAACTGAAGTAGGCCGAAAAGATAAAGATGTGTATCAGTTAAAAGGGATTAATGGTACTAATTGGAATCTATATATAACAGAGCTTGATGATTATTCAATTATGGTTTCGGATAATGGGGAGGGGTTTAAGTACTTAATTGACTTAGGTATTGATATACAAGGGAATGGGGTAAAAAAACAGATTAATGAGATTTTATATAATAACAGTTTACATTTAGTTGATGGCTTATGTATTTATCATAATCCTATGGAATGGAGATTAGAGTCTGTATGCCTTGTTTATAGAGGGTTATGTGAAATTCAGGATATGGGAAAAATGTACATGAAATATAAAAAGATTTTTGGGGGGAAATAAATGAATGAATACGAGAAATATTATTATTATGACAAAAAGAATGATTGTGTTGTTGAATGCGCATGGAATGAATACATGAAGATAGACCCAAAAGTTAGAGACGACCAGAAAATTAAATGCGACAAATTCAACTTAGGATGTTTTTCTTACGATGTAAAAAGTTGGACAACTAAAAATTATACAATTTCAACAATATGCTTGATGAAAGATCATGCGATGGCTCAAACTTCAATAACCCCTTTAATTTTCGAGACAATGATATTTAGTGATGACAAAGATTATGACGGATATATTAAAAGATACACTAGCTTAAAAGAAGCTAAGTTCGGTCATGATTGGATTATTCTTAAAATTAAACGCAGAGAGGCATTGAAATAAATGAATAACTACGAAAAAACAGTCACAGCAATGATTTTGAAAGCCTACGCATTAGTAGGCCAAGAAGACAAGCAAATACAAATTAAAGAATTGGCAAAAGCAATTATCGAAAGGCAGATTGATTTAAAATTGCTTAATGAGGCATTAAATAAGCATGCTGAGACATCAGAATTTGCACCAAAATTAAAAAATATCATAGATTATGTAAACAATATACCAGATAACCAAGTTAATGAGTTTTTAGAGCGTTTTCGTAAGCAGGCAAAAAATCCTTATGACTGGAATCCCATTGATGATGACGTTTACACCATAAAACAGATTATTGGCAAAGAACGATGTGAGAATTGTCTATCTGAGCATTGGGCATTTATTGAAAAGGAGGCTAAAAAATTATATGTGGATTTGAAAAACAAAAAAATTGAGCTTATTGAAAGCCCTAATAAGCATAATATTAAACAGATTGCAGGCTCTAATACGGTTTATATTGAAGCTAAAAAGAATGTAGCTAATGGGGTTAATCCATTAAAAAACTTATTAAAGGAGTATAAATGAATATACGTGCAAGATTTGGGCATAATCAAAGCCCTAAACCAAAACCAAAAAAAAATAACACAAAATTAAATGAAAAAAAGTTAAATGAAAAAAAGTTAAATCAAAATTATGAAGTAAATAAATCTAAAATTAAGGAAATAAAAAATGAACGTTAAAACAATTTCTATAGAGTATCTGCAACAAAAAATTATAAGTAAGGTTGGTAGAATCTACAGCGATGATAGCTACGCCAGCTATAAGCTCGCAAGGGACACTAAAATTAAAGCAAAAAATGATGCAATACATGCTTTAAAAGAACTGAATTATACTAATAAAGAAATTAATACAATTGTTAACGATTATTGGCCTAGAGAATTTATTAAGATAAAACACAGATTCCAACTAACATACACAAACATAGAAATGGCTCGAAATAAATACCCAACTAAAATGTTCAAAAAATACATTATGCAACGCTATTACCTTGCATTAAGCGCATTGGAACAAGAATTAATTGATATGAATTATGGTGGCCAGGGCTAGTACAACAATCAAAAAAACAAACTATGGTTGCCCTGGCGTGGTGTGATGAGATTACAATACAATTATAGCATAATGAAAATAAATTCTGAACTAAATAAACATTTAACCGAAAAACAGCATCAAACTCGATGTTTAAACATTCTTGCCGTTAGTAAAGTGATAGCATGGCGCAACAACGTTGGAATGGCCAAGTACGAATCAAAAAAAGGGCCACGTATGGTTAAGTTCGGTCATGCAGGGATTAGTGATATTATAGGATTCACAAACGAAGGTTTGTTTTTTGCTTTTGAGGTTAAACGTTATGGTAAAAAACCAACAGTTCTACAGAAAAGCTTTCTTGATAATGTGGCCAACAACAAAGGGATATGTGGTTATGGAACATCAAATGACTTAGTAGATTTACTAATCCTTAATAACCTATTATAAAAAATAAGATTGTTAAATTTATTAAAATAATAATAGCAATTGAATACTTAAAAATATTAATTACCTTATCGATATTGTCCCAACGTACTCGAGTTAAATCCTCAATAGATTTGAGTTGTGATGCAAGATTATCACATTGTTTTTTGAGATTAGTCACATTTTTTTTGTTTTTTGTTAAATTTTCTTCTAATTGCATAAGATTTCACAAAATTGTAGATTAACGATAAAACAAATAGTTCTGTTATCGCTTCTGTTTTGATACCATGACGATAATATGCCAAGGGGCTAATAATCAACACATTCCAGGCTACATCGCTTAAAACTTGCAATGTTGTTTCACTAATACTACTTATTTTACTTTGCATAAAACACAATCATTGCATAAAATACAATCATTTAACGATGGTTTTTATTTTTGCTCCGGTTAAGATCATTCTCACATCTTTCGGGCTTGGATTCGTATTCATATTTTTAATACTAACATCTAAAACATTTTTCGTGACTATGTCACAAATCTCACTACAAAAATAAGCTTTTTTTGATTGTATTTTTTTTCCAAAGAATCCAGATAATAACGCTAAGTAATCATACTTTGCCCCAATAAGCGCATTTAATTCAGATACGATTTTGCTTTTTGTTTTAGTGTCTACATCCAAAACATAAGTTAAACCTATATTAGATGAAATTTTCTTAGATTTTATTACGCCATTAAAAAAGTTAGCTTCATAGTAAATATTGTTAATTTGAATTGAAACATGATAAAAAATATCATTTGTGAAAAACTTAATTATTGCCGTTGTGTAAAACAAAGGATTTAGAATACTAAATTTTTCGTTATGGAAATGTATGTAAATCTTAGTCAATTTCTAGTTTTCCAGCCATTTTATAGACAACACGAGATACTTGTTTTAGTTCTTCAAATACCTTTTTTATATTGTCATCAGTTTGATTTTTATATTTTTCCATGTCTTTTTGTATTGAATTTATCTTGTTAAACATTTTGTATATGTAAATACCCATAATTCCGTACGCAAAGCATAATAAAAAAAATTGTCCGCTATCGGTTTGTATTAGTGTGTAAAGTGACGGTGCGTATCGAAAAAGTTCCATTTTATAGTTTTATGCAGTACATGACGTTGATGTTTGTTGGACGTGTTTCAGACGTTATGCGTGGATTGCCGTTTACGCTATCAGTCACTATCAAACGAGCGTCAATTTGTGTTCCAGACACTCCATTTTTAAATGAATCTCCTGACCCTGTATCTGCTCTTTGATCTGTATCTCGATAAAGAAAAGAAGTATCGCTTTGCCCTACACGATGATGATGGCCTTGTAACGCATCATCTTGCTTTGTACCAACCGCATCGCCTGTCGTACCATCGCCTCGATCAGTACGTGACGCTGCGTCCGGATCTGTTCCTGCTGTGTTGTCAAACCCTCTTAAAAATCGGCCTCTGTAATCAGGCAAGTTAAAAGTAGTACTTCCATCACCATTGCCATAAATAACACCTAATTCACTAAATAAACGTGCGTGTGTTGTTCTACTAACTGCTGAACCATCACATTCAAGATACCCTTTAGGGGCTGACGTTAAGGCTGTACTAATAATTGTTCCAGTTGGCTTGTCATCTTCTCTAAAATTAAGGTTAATTCTTGTTCCGCTAACCGCTCGACCAATTTCTACTGGGTATAAACTTGGCTTCGTTGATGTTATCGCACCACTAGTCCCTATGTAATACAATGTTCCTGCGGTCAAAGAACTAAACGAATTATAAAAACCATAGTCAATTTTAACTGTTCCGCCACTGGATACAGTGGTATTACAAACCCCCACAACAGAGGTAACCCCTGCGCTAGTAGCATTGCTTGCCTTATACGCCTGTCCACCACTAATTCTTACAATATCACCTGCTGTTAGGTTTTCACCTGCGGTAATTGTTGAAAACTGGTCTGAGGGGATGCCAACGTAAGTTGATGCTGTAATTTGATTTACATTTAGGTCATACGTGCCATCTGCTAAAAATTGTATTAATTTATTACAATTATCATTCCAGTCCGTATTTGTAAATTTAGTTCCTGACCAGGTGATTAGTTCACTTATATTTGGTACTGCCATTATAATTCACGCTCCTTTTTAATTTGTTCTGTTGTTTGTGTTGTTAAGTAACCGCCTAATTGTCTACTTATAACTGGGCTTGTTACTTTTCTTGCTGCTTGCATAGCTTGCCTAATTGGACTTGGAACACTTGGCTTTATTTGCTCTGGGACTGGTTTTCTTAGTTTTGCAGCAGTTTCTATAAGCTTTTCAGTTGTTCCACTTTGCCTTAATCCATATAATGTGGGGCCAATAGAGGCAGTCAATAAAGGGCTTACACCAAAACCTAAAGTACCTAATACCCCAATCTCACTGAGTGATAATTTATTTTTTGCCATTCCTTCTTGTACTAAATCCTTGACTGCTTCATCTTCTAATATTTTTGAGTATTTATTTTTTTCGCCCAGAATTTTGCCTATTTTATTTAAATCTTTAAACTGTTTTTGCTTAACTGTTCGTTTATCTTTTAATATTTTTTTAGCATCGGTTAAAAGTGTGTTAATTTTAGTGTCTTCTATATATGCATTTCCTTGAGCGTCATACGATCTTAATTTTTTTTCAACGTTTTTTACTGGTTCAATTTTTTTTGCATATCGCTTATTTATTTTTTTAATTGGTACCGCATCACTTATATTGTCTGATATTTTCTTTTTAATTTTTGAAAATGCATTAATTACATCCGGTTGAAGTCTTGAGCTAGGGGTCATTCTTTCAATATTTCCTAAACTACGATTTAAAATCATAAATTCATTAAGTGTAATTCTATCCCCTTCTATTACCTTTTCTAATAAATTTTCGTCTACATCTTCCAATAAATCTTGTTGTATTGATTGATATTTTTTAGCTAATTTTTTCAAATCCTTACTTTTAACAGCTGATTTTAAATTTTTGTTTATATTTTTGTATTTAGCTAGTTTAAAAGATTCTGGCAAAGCATTAAGTGATGCTTCATATTCATCACTCGCCATCTGCTGGACTTGTTTTAAGTCAGTCAATATATCATCCGCTAAATTTTCATTTTTTTGAGCTGTGAATAGTTCAGGATTATCAATGACTTTATTTATTGCACCTTTTTCTATTTGTGTACTACGTTTCAAAATTTGCTCTGGGACTTTTCTTAATAATTTAGCTCCCTGCCTCGCCGTTTTGCTTAGGGCTTTGCCCGCTAATGGCAATGCTGCTTCTAATCCTGCTGCTGTTAATCCTACCATCCCAGCCTCTTTTAAAGGGCTTTCCCCTATCACTTTTTGTTCTTCTGGTGTAATGGCTTTTTCTGCTATAGTTCCAGCTGCTGATAGTAAGCCTTGTATTCCAGCTTGTGCAGGAATTGACATCCCACCAGTTGCTAAACCTACTGCTGCTGCTGGGGCTTGTGTAGCAATTTGACGTAATACTTTTAAATTCTTTTTTTCTTGTTCTGTTAATTCACGATCTAATCGTGTTGGTGCTAAAGGAACTTGTTGTTCGCTTAGTGATGCTCTTATTGGGTCTACTTGTTGTCCTTCAACAATTAAAGTTGCCTCTTCTATTTCTTGCTGTGTTGGTGGGGTATTAGATTCAATGGAAATTATTTTTCCGCTAGGTGTTTGTATGTCAAAAATTGGCATCTCTAACTCCTATAATTCTGGCCCCTGTTGATAATCTTGATAAATTTTCAGGAACTACAATGTTTCCTTGTGCATCATATTTCAAATCGTTTACATTTTTTTGTTTATTGTCTGCCATAGGCTTAATAGGACGTTGATAATTATAAACTCTACCCTCATAAGCTGCGTCTCGATCTTCTAAAGCACGTTGTCTAAAGTTTGTTAATTCTGATTCTATAATGTTTTGTCTTAATGTGATACGTGTCGGGTCTGGGAGTGCTTTTTCTATAAAGTTTTTCACGTCGGATTCAGATATAACCCCTAATTGTGCCATTTTTTTATAAGCTAATCTTAAATCGGTAATGTCTTGGTTCATTTTTGCTTTTAATTTTGGGTCTAAAACTCCACCTGTATATTTATTTCTACTTTGAATCAAGCTTGTAGTTAAACGATCAATTTTTTCAGACGCTTCATTTATATCTTTTATTTTTTTAGCGTCTTCAACACTATTAGCATACATTTTTGTTTTTTGCCCATTTTGAAAAACGTCTACTTGTCTTTTTGTTGCTTCCGATTGCTTTACTAACTGTATAGGTTCGCCACTAACAGGGCTTGTAAATTCTATAGATAATTCTGGTGGTAAATTTGGATCATCAGCCAATTTTGGAATAAATCCTGCCTTTGCAAAATCTCTACGTGATTGTCTTTCTTCTTTTTCTAATGCTGCAATACTTTTTAGTCTGTCTTTTTCTGCTTTTTTAGATTCTTGCGATTCTTTTAAACCTAATTTTTCTAATTCAAATTCACGTTCACTTTCTTTTTCTCGTTTAGCTAATCCAAGTTTAAACTGTTCTTGTCCTTGCTGAACGATACTAGCACCAATCGTTGGGTCAGCTCCTAACGCAACTGTTACGCCTGCAAGCATGTTATTAAGTAGTAGTCGGCCTTCTGGCGTGTCTTTCTGCGCATTTACAAAATCACCAAATCCTTGCAATAAACCTTTAGCACCTTGTCCTAAACCACCAATCAAGTTATCAACTGGGCTTGGTTGTTGTGGTTGCATTGGCTGTATTGGCTGACCGCTTGCAAGTAGTTCTGCTGTCATTTGTTCTTGTGTTGGTCTAGTTGGCATTGCAGCCATATTTAGTTGATTACGTGGCTGCCCCTTCATGCACGCTCTCCATATCTTTTAATTGGCTGTAATTGTTGTCCTAATGATACTAAACCACGTTGTCCGGCCAACTGCTCCCGGCTTCTCTGACGCCTTAACTCTTCCTCTAACGCTAGTTTCTCAACGTCAAACCCAAGTTCACGACCTAATCGTCCCGCCAACATTGAAGTGATTTGAGCCGCTTCTGGACCTCTAACGCCTGCTTGTTGCTGTGCTAACTGACCTCGTTTTATTGCTTGTTGTTGTTCTGGCAGTCTTTGTTGTCTAATTATTTCTTGTATTCGTGATATTTGTTGCGGGCGACCTTCAGTAGCTGCCATAAACTGTTTTTGCGCTTTTTGACCTATTTGTGTTGCTCTTTGTTGTGCTTCTTCTTGACCACGCTCAATACCTAAAAATTGCTGTTTTTGCTGTTCTAATTGTAGTTCTGTTAGCTCCTTTTGCTGTTCTAATTGTTGTTCTGTCAGCGCCTCTTCTTGTTCCCTCGCCTTTTTTTGTTGTTCGCTCGTAAAAGCTCCTGTAACAACAGCCCCAGTAACGGCTGCTCCGATAGCTACCCAACTCATTGTAATGCCTCCTTATTTTTAATAGTTGTATTATTAGATCGGTTAATTTTATTAAATTCTTTTAATAATTCTTCATCTACTAAATTATTTTTATGATCTTTTATAATTTCTTTTTCTATTTCATCAACATCGGTTTTATTTGTGACGTGAAACGTGGTCCAGATAGTATCTTCTTCAATGTAAAGCAATCTTCTTGTATTTGCTTCTGTTATTCCTGTGTAAGGTGCGCTTATAGTTTCTGGCTTGCTTCCATCGTAAACTATACACTTTCCCTTACTTACCACGAATGGATGTCTCGTTTTATGTATTTTAGATGTTAGCAATGTTCCTGCAGGCATAAATATTTCTCTAATGTACATACCGTCAGTAAAACGATGAGTTAATGGCATCTCTACCGGTTCACCTGTTGCAATTATAGCTTCCGCATTGTCTATAACCTCATTAACAGAAATTTTAGTTTCTTTAACTTCAAACAACTCTACCCTCCAGTTTCCAACCTTTAATCACTGCTTGAGTTTGTGTGCTTATCTTAAACCGCATCCAATTAGCGTATTTATTTATGTATACGACTTTATAATCTTCTTCGTCCTCTGTGGTTTCGAAATAATCTTCATCGTAATAATCAAAATCATAATACGCCCCATCGTATGTGATGGTGGCCGTTACTGTTTTAGTGCTGTCTATTGTGGCAAGTGCTGTCAATGTATTGCTTCCTGATTTGTCATAATACACATAAAGATTTTTATAAAACTTCTTTTCTGTTCCCACAGCAATTTCAGGGGTCTCAAAAAATGCTGTCAGTTCTTCGCCTCTGTAGGTCAGTGCATTATACATTTGCTCAACAATCCCTGCGTTCTTCTGCGTAACATACAAATCTTCATTGATCTGAAAAAACCGCCAGTACGTTGGCTGATAACTTGTTGTTTTTATAAAATACTTTGTCCAACCACTATTACGTATGTCATAAACATACATAAACGTTTCAGCAATTAGATGATACTTATAATCATAAAATGCTGCTTCTAGTGGATTATCTTTTAGTTGATTCTTTAAACTATCTTTGTTTAAAGCCGAACTAAAATTATTTGTTGTTAAATTGTCAAAACTTGTCGCAAGGTTGGTGGCAATGTTACCACTAAAAATACGGACATCATACAAATTAGAAACAAACATAATACCACCTTGCAATACGTCATTTTCTGGTATTCTAGCGATACTAAAACCATCAATACAGCCCACGTTAGATGTAGTTTGTTTCACACTTGTGGTTAAGCCTGACGTATCCGCCAAGTATATATGGTTTTCCGAAAAAACAACCATTTGATTATAGTCTTCAATTAAGCCGGTTAGTGGTGAATTGTCATTACCTACACCAGAAACATCATATACCCCGGACGTGTTAAAAAATACTTCTACCTCGTACTCTGTGACATACAAGTAGTTTGGTCTATTAGCATTAACTGCGCCTATAATCTTTTCGTCTTTAACAGTAATAAATTGTGGTGTTGGGCATGAGCTGTTCGTACTAGGAATATTTGCGCTTAGTGAGCCGTCAGCTGTGTTATCTTGATACGTTGTAGTCGTGTTATCATTAATCGTTGTTAGTAGCTTTAATGTGCTTCCGCCTGCTTCTGTACGGTATATTTTACGTGATGTACAGGTAGCAATCCCAACTGGTAAATCAAGATCAATACTTTTACTTGATACGGTTATGGTGTTGCTAATAGTCCCTAATATAAGTTCAACCCCATCAACAACGTAGCTCATAGCGTAATAGTAGTCACCAGTTAGTCCACCGGCAACTAGTAAGTCTTTAGCAGTAGGTGCGCCCATTTGTTTTACATAAGTTCCGTCATACACCAACGGATAATCGAACCCATTTGAAATAAATAATTTATCGTTAAGAATCCCAAACGTGCATTTCTTACCGGCTGTTAATCCTGTATAAATTGTACTCGGGCTAGTCAGGAAGTCTTTAACGATTGAGCCCCCTTGAACAATTATTTTTTCACTTTGAAATTGCCCTACTGAATCAATATACCGAAAATCAAAACCACCATCAATTTGATTGCTTCCTACGTTATATTGAACACTTGGTGCTTTTATTCTACGACACCCTATAATGCTGTCATAGTTCATATTTTCTATGTTGTAAAAATAATCAGGCGACACAAACTTGCGCCCTTTATCGTCTCGTAGTCCTTTAGATTGGTACGACTCTACAACAAAGCTCAAATTGTACTCCCTATATTGTTAACTTCCCAGTCATAGGCTCCGCCAATCATACCTGCTTGTATAACGTCTGCATATCCAGCTTGTATTTCGTTAGCTGCTTGCTTATAGAAGGCTGCTGCGTCAATTTTATAGCGGTCTGCCCTAGCGTAATCATCAATTAGAATTAATAAACGATACGCAACTAAATCGATAATTGATTCAATATGCTCGTCTGGGATTTCCATTTCTTTAGCTAAATCAGTGGCTGATATGGTGTCATTAGCATCTACACTAATGACAAAATGTTTTTTTCTATAATACAAAATAAAATTATTATGTGTGACAGTATCGGTATTGCTATGACTTGCTGCGGTTGTATTTTCAATGCCTCTAGTACATCCACTAAACGTTGTTGCTGTTTTTGCTGTGTAACGGATTTTTTCATTATTAATTGTTATTCGTCCGTTTATATCGGGAAAATTATTAGTAGATGCTACAGTAATTGTTGTAGCGCTGTCACTAATTGCACCGTCAAGCGTGGTTGTTTGTGGGGTATTTGTATTTTCAGGGTATATTGTTATTTCGTTGTCCCACACATTAAAAAACCTTGGGATTCCTCCGTCTGTGGCATGCGGAAACTCACTCGTAACGAAATTTAAATCTTTATAATTTAAGGGGTATTTCGTTCCTGTTACCCATATATAGGCCATTCTATACGCTTCAGACCTTATTGCATCTGTCGGTCCTGCAACAACACGTCTTGATAAATTTACAACTGTACTATAAATATCCTCAATACCCTTAGTTGTACTTGCATACACATCTAGTGCATTTTTTAGTTGATTAACTTTTCTTTTATTTGTAAACAAACTGCTTGTAGCTTTGGTGCTGTCCTCATCACTTATAGCCGTATTAATTCTATCTATAACGTCGCTTACTAACATATTTACTCCTAACTCAATAAGTGCTGAATAACAATCCCAATCAAAGCCGTTGAGACAATCGCAATACCACTTATTATGCCCTTCAATATCAATTTATGTCTATTTACATCTTTCTCAATTTTTTGTGAAAAGTCATGAATGCCATACCCCATAGCATCAATTCCCATATCTATTACAATTTTTCTATCTGCTTTTTGTTTTGCAGTCATGTCTTCGTGAATGTATTTGTCCTCAAGTCGTCGTCTGTATTTATCTAGTTGATCTGTAATACTTGCCATCATTTACCCAAAATACTGCGTAGCATTATCCAACGCATACTGTACCCTTTCATCTATATAATCTTTTATTGCTTTAGCGCTTGCAAGCGTATCATGACTTGCACTAACACTGGTTAAATCTGTATCAAGTACTCCAGCTTTTAAATTTGTAACTGTTAAATTACTAATTGTCGTATTATCCGCATCTATACTAGGTAGTCGTGCTTCTGCTAATGTTCCACTAGATATATTGCTTGCATTAGTCGTATCTACATTTGCTACATTCCCAAGCCCTACATCGCCTTTAACTAAACCCAGTGCTGTTTTAAGTGTTGTTGATATTGTTATATCTTCCACATCGCCTGTACCTGCTGTTGTTCTGCCCTTAACCGTTCCTGTTGCAACGTGTGCCATTTTTGCATTGGTAACGGCTTCATCAGCGATCGTTAAAGCTGTGGCACCTGTGACGTCACCTGTATGAGTTGCATTGGTCACCTTGGCGTTGTTAGTTGTTACATCTGATTCCATCGTGTCTAGGTCCACTGCCTGTGTAACGGATATATGCCCTAGCTTAGTTTGTTCTGCACTTGTAATTGTTGTTGGTTTGTTTAATATCTGCGCATCACCACTAACTGCGTTCCAGTCGGCATTTACATTAACCTCTGCACCCGTTGCGATGCCATCTAATTTAGTATTGTCGCTAGCTGTAAAATGCTTATTTGTAGCTGTTTCTGAGATATCATCAAGGGTTAAGGCCCTAGCTTCCCATGTATTGCTTGCATTACCAATAAACACATTCCCATCGTTAAGATTAGGCACGTCATTAGTACGACCTGCGCCACCGACTTTTATGCTTCCTGCACTAGCATGTACTCGTTGAACTTTCCCAATGTTTTGTACTTTTGATGACTCACCATAAGGTTTTGTTGCTGTCAGTGTACCTGTGTCAGAAACATATAAAATATCACCTAAACTAAATGAGCTTGTATCTATTCCTGACAATGTCCCAAAAGTAACTACATTTATAGATGCACTATTAGAAACTGTACTTTCAGCTAACCCAAACGCTGGCATTTTATTAGCATCATTTGCATCAGCAATGCCAACGACCGGAGTATTTCCACTTACATCAAACCCTGAGATATATAATGGGTCACCTTTTGTTATTGCCTCACCGGCTTTAGCTTTAAATTGCACCTCACCACGTAAGCCACCAATAAAGTTGTCAGCTTCAACGTTGCCATTGACAGTGAGCGCCTCTGCTAGTGTTGTTGTGCCAATGCCTACTTGATTATTTGTTGAATCGACATATAGCGTATTAGTGTCTACTGTCAAATCGCCTGACAGAGTACCAGAGCCTGTTATATTTATATCGCCTGTACCAGTTATGTCACTGCTATTTAAATCTAAGTCTCCACCTAATTGTGGCGTTGTGTCTTCTACGACGTTTTCTAAATATCGTCCATCTAAATCTACGGTTCTTGTTGCACTATCGTTCATCGTAGCTGTGAGAACACCTGTTCCAGTGTCAAAGCCTAGTGATGATAAAAACTTATCTGAACCACCACCACCGCCACCTTCAGTTGGGTTATAGATGTATGTCATCCCTCGGCACCTACAAGCGTTTTACTTCCGTTCGCTGATATTGCATTAACTACCCCTTTAAATATGGGGTTATCCAATGCTAACGCCCCACCGCTTGCATTTAAACGAATACCATTATTAAGCGTTGCTGTTGCCCCTAGTGACACATAAATAGGCTCATCGCTGTCGTTAACTAATATTAGTAATTTTCTGTTACTGTTTGCAGCTAAAACTTGTGTGCTACTTGTGCCTATAGACACATTAAAATTAGTAATACTAGATACCTCTTCGGCACTAATCGCCGTTGACGTTGATGGAATGTAAGGGTCGGTATCTGTACCAGTCCCAGTTGACGCGAAGTACTTAATTCCATTGTTTGCAATTATATCTTGGTAATTTGCCATTATCTTAGTTGTGGGGGTGGCACGTGGCCACCACCCTAAAAACTATTAAGAAGCCGCTACAGCTACTACGTTACCTGATAATACGAAAGATGCTGAACCACCGCTAGTTGCAGTAGTTGCGATTCCAACGGAACCCGCACCTTCAGCAGTTGAACCAGAAACACCACCGTCTAATTTAAATCCAGTGCCTGCGTTCAATACTTCAGCGTAATCACCTGCTGCAAAAGTGTCAGTGGTTAATACGGTACCAACACCTTTGACTAAGAACCAAGCGTAGTACCCAGAACTTACAGCTACTTGAGGAACAACAACAGTAGCGCCACTTGCAGTAGTTGCAGGGGCTTTAGTTGAAACTTCTGCTCCAGCAGTGTTTAAAACTGATAATTGATATGGCTGGTACTGTGTTAATGCGCCATGTGCTTTAGCATATACGTATTCTTTGTTAATTGCATTTGTATCGTTGTAGTCAACAAACTTAGCACCAAGATCATATTTTCTGTTGCTAGATGGGTTTACTAAATCATCTGTATCAATTGCGTTAATGTATGACATATTTTACTCCTTTTTCTAAATTTTATTATGATTGTAAATTTTTGAAGACACCATTGTATCTGCGAGCTTTACAAACCAAATTGTAAGCCATGTCGTGCTTAGATAGAACTGCTGACTGATTGGGCAATGGAGCATTCACGTTTGTTGGGGCGTTTTTGCCTTCAAAACCATATTTATACTTGAGGCTCATTGTTTCAGGCGCAATGATATACAAATGGTTATCATCCACAGCTGCATCCCCTGACCCTTGACAATATTCGTCAACAAACCAGTCAATATTTCTAAATTTAACGCCGGCAAACCCAGATTTTAAATCGTTTTCACTTGTGAAGCGTTGCTGTGATTGCTGAGAATTTAAAAACTTATCTTGTACATACGAGTTAGATATCATTAATTTAGGCGCGTACCGTTGACCACCTTTATTAATTAATTTACCTACTAATCCGTTGATGTTTGCAAAATTGATTGTATTAGTAGATGTGTCAATTTCTGTCAACCAAGTAGTATTATCGTCAAAATCAGTGTTTGTTAATCCACCGTAAGCAGTTCCAGAAGCAGCAAAAATGTCTGTAAATCCATTGATTGCAAAACCATCACTATCAGAGCCTGACCCGAACAATCCTTCGGCCATAACGTTAGCAGCGTCTTGTGCAGCTAATTTTACTTTTTCTTCAATTAAACTTACAACTGCGTTTGCTCCTGAAGTAAGGGCAATTTCTTTTAGGGTTGTAGTAACTGAGTAATCTTGATATTTAAGATCAAACTTTGCATTAGTAATTAATTGATTAGAGCTAATGTCTCTCTGATCAAATCCACCACTAAAAAAACCGCCAGACTTATTTTTTGCTTTTTGAACTGGGATCTGAATATCAGCTCCACCGTCGAAATATTCAAGAATAGGTTTTTTAGTTACAGTGTTTAAAAGTGCTGTAGTTACTAACAATTGATTAATAATTTCTTTTTCAATTGCAGAAGGTACTACCGCATAAACTTGATTTAGTTGGTCGGCTGTAAATGCCATTTTTTTTACTCCTTTATTCTTTTTAAGAACAAGTTTTTATTAATTCGCACCCACAGCATTTTTTAAATCTTGTACCCAATCATTATTTGAAACGTTATTGCCAATCTTACTTGTTCCGATTGGAACACTTTGCGCAGATTGTTTTTTTTCGCTTGCTTGCTCGGCAACTTTAGTGCCATGTTTAGCAATCACTTGATCAAACACGTTGGCCTTATACTCGTTAAACCAAAGATGTTTAGGGATTTGGGCTTTATTCATTTCAGCAATAAATTGATTTTTATCGTACGCAATCGCATACTGATCGTTTAATTTATCAATCTTTGAAAAAGCTTCATTTTGCTGTTGAGTTTCATAATGTGACAAGGCTTGTTTTTCAATGCTGTCTTTCCATGATAATAAATCGTTTAGTCTATCATCTTGAATAGAAGTTTGTGGGGAAACTTGTTCTTGATTACCTTTGTTATATTTTTCTATTACGTCTATTAATTCACTTCCGAGTTGCGGGTGATTGAACAACTGTTCCATGTCATTATAGTCGCTTTTATATTTTTGGAGTTCTTCGACTTGAGATTTGTAATCATTAATCTGTTTGTCAAAGTCACCTTGTCGTTTCTCATGATAACGCAATGATTCATACATTTTATTTGGGTCTTTGGCCCAGTGCGATTCAAAACGCTTATCCCCTTCCCATGAATTTATAGACTCGCTTTCAACTTGTCCATTGTTATTGCCCAAAGTGTCCGTATTCTCGCCTTGCCCAAATGTAACATGGGTGACTTCTGGTTGGACTTGCTCCGGTGCAACATCAGCTTGGATGTCTTCTGCCATCGGTTTTCCTCCTAAATTTTTTTAAGATAGTGACTGTTTAAGGTCGTAAAATGGGTCTGTCTGCAATGAACTGTTCGGGTCGTTCTCTGGTAATTGCTTACCCGTTATCCGAACAATACATGAATCAAGAGCCATTATAGCCTCTTTAGTACTACCTTTAGCGATCGCATCCTTGGACTCTTCTAGCTTATTAACTAGTTCCATAGGCGTATATCCCCCAAAATCTTCTCTCGTATATTCTAGTCGAGATTCTGATTTTTCTTCTTTGTTATTTTTTTTGTTTTCTTTATAATCGTTTTCTTCTGGCTGAGAACCAAAAACAACCATAATCTTATCTTTTTTATCTTTATGCATTTGTTGGACCTTCAAGAATCTTAATTAACTCATCTTTTTTAAGTGAGCTGCAATCTTTGTCGGGTAGTGCAGTGTGAACCATGTGAATTAATTCATCTTTTTTTAGTTTCGATAAATCATTAATTTTATTAGCAGACTCTTCTTCAATTACCTCATTAACTGGCGATACTGGCTCTTCGACTATAATCTGAGAAACTTTATACTCTTCGAACATCTCTAAAACTATTCTTTCGGGTAGTGTGATTACAGCACTACCAAATCTAATTTTATAGTGCTTTTCGGTATAACCAGACTGTCCAGCAGGCAGTATACCATCACACATAAAAGTCATATCTACATTTTCTTTGACTTGCAATAGCTGTCCGTATCTAATATCCATATATTAAATAATATATTTATTGATTCTCAATTGCATTTTATTAATTTTTATATTTATTAAAAATATTTTATGAAAAAATATAATAAAACAAAAAAATGGTTTTATTATATATAGTATTATAAGACAATGGATAATAGGTTAATTAAATATATAAATGCGTTGTATACAGCAGCAAAGAAAAATAATTTTACAGAAAATTTCAAAAAATACAAAGATTATTATGATGGAGTTTTTACACCTATCACTGGTTTATCTGGCGATAATGAAACATATGGGGAAACTAAAAAAGGAAACGCTCAATATAATATCATCAAGCCGATCGTAGAAACTAAATGTACAACTGCGCTAGATGCTATGATCACAACAAGCGTAAAACCGGCAACTTTATCACATCAAAATTTTGATAATTTAAATCAATTAGAGTCCATCGCAGATATATTGAACGACTGTTGGGAAAACATAAAAAAGAATAGTCAGTTATCTAACATTAATCAGCTTATCATGCGTGATGGTGAGATATATGGGGTCGGGATTGCTAAGATTATATGGAATCAATCTATTAATAATGGGTTAGGGGATGTCCGAATTGAAAGAGTAAACCCTTGTAATTTTTATCCTGAGCCGGGGGCAACAAGCATCGAAAATTGCAACTATATTTTTGTGAAACGTGTTATTAGTCGTTTTGATTTGATCAACCAATATAAAAACAAACCTGAAATACTTAAAAAAATTGATAAATTAAGTAAACCATCGGCAACTGTTGGCATGGACTCTACAAACAATAGAGTAATATCAACTAAGCTTACGGATGGTGATGTAACGACGTCAAATCAAATGTATGCTAATCAAAGCGAGGTTATTCCAAGTGGAACTGAACACAATCTCGAATTAATTGAATGCTACATAAAAGATGATACGGTGCTTGTTCCATTAGATGACGATTCAGCAGAAGATAAAGCAATGAAAAAAGAAGAGCGTTTTAAATATCCTAATGGGCGACTAATTATATATAGTGGAAAAGAAATAATTGAAGATCGAGCTATTGATTATCCTTTTGGATTTCCTTTTAGTGCCTACAGTCCAACACATAGCGATACGTTAATTGGTCAGGGAACGGTTGAGGAACTTATGCATATCCAGCAAAAATTAACTTATAATTACTCAAAATTACAAGAATTAAGTATGAAATATAAAAGTATGCTTATAATTCCTAAATCTTATGAAAAGGAGTTCAAAGGAAACTTTGATTTAATTTATTCCAAACCCGGGGATCCACTAATACAACCATTGCTTGTGACCAACAAATTAACTCAAGATATTAGCCTAATACGACAGCATATACAGGATCTGAAACAAGATGCATATAAAATAGCACGTATTAATGAAATTATGTTATCAGGCGAGAGACCAACTGGTGTTAATAGTGGTCAAATGGTACGAGACTTAATTGAATCGCCAATGTCATCTATAAGAGAGATGCAACGTAATTTCAAGACATTTCTTACTGACATAAGTAACAAAGCAATAGTGTTGATACAGTTATATTATAATCAGCCAAGAATTATTAGAATGGCAAGCGGCTCACAATTTATTTCGATGGAACTTGATGAAAACGGGGAAATGAATATTAATAAATATGATAAACAACAAATAACTAATGAATTAATTCCGTCTATCGAAACAATTAAATCCGATTTAACGCTGGGTGAGTACGAAATAGAAATCACCGCCGGTAGCTCATTACCACAATCACAATCAGCAATCGCTGCAACCACATTACAATTAGCGCAACAAGGCATTTTTGGTGACATAAACAACCCAGACGTTAAAGAGCTTATATTAAAGACACTCGATTATCCTAATTACAGAGCAATTATTAATAAGATAAAAGAAGAGCAAGACGAGCAGGCGCAAGTGCCATTACCTGAACCTGATTTTAATGCATATATTAAAAACGTAAACATGAGCTTAAAAGATATTATTGAATTAATTGGTGTATTACCTATAGAACAACAAGTATCGGCAATCAGTACCATAACAGACAGCTTAGGGTTAACAACGCCACAACCTCCAATGCCTGAAACACCACAAGTACCAAGCTATATCACGGGAATAGGTTAAATGTTATCGGCTGAGGAAAAATATAAACGGTATGACAGAAGAACAAATAAAAGAATGGCTGCTTATAATCGGTCAGGTGGTAATGTTGCTCGCCCCGTTAGGGATGTTTCTTCTGCTTCTTCAGCTAGAAGGCTGACAAGAGGAAAGTTTGTTTTAAGAAAGGCATCGCAAATATTAAAACAAAAACAACCTTTAAAAGATAAGCATGGAAGGCCAACGCCTGCTGCTAACCAAATGAGGCGATGGAGTTTTCCCGTCCCCAAAAACTATGACGATGTCAGACGCCTAAAACAAATTGGTAAAAACATCGTAGAGCGTTATAAAAAAAAGTAATTGGATAACGTATATACCATTATTAAATTTACTGCAATTAATATTGTAGAAAACAAAATAAACGCATATAAACAAGATTTAAGTATAGAAGATATAAATACAGCAAAACAAATTTTACGTCTTAAAACAGAAATAGATTTAAGCAATATAGGTTACAGTTATAGAGATTCAGCTTTAATAAGAAAAAATTTATTAAAAAAATATTTAAGATATTACGAAAATTTATTTCATTGTAATAGAGAAACAAAAACAAAAATAAAAACCGAATTACCTGAATTGTACAAACGAATTATGATAAGTCGTTACACAAGATTAAATGAACATCTAAAAGATTTGTAGGGGTAAAATTAATTACCCCAATGAACATGGCGCTCATACTTTTCCAATATTTATTTTACTATTTGTTTACATACAATATCAATTCTTTTTTTACTTTTAATAAATTACTTATCTGCTCATAGGCTTGTTTGTCTTTATTCTTAATCCCTATACATCCTCTAGTCCCTTCCACGCCACCGTCAGGATGTATTAGCAATTTTGATCGATTAGTTTTAAATTGCGGTGTTAGTTTAGCAACCCATGGGAACTCTTTCCCTGTATAAGGTTCTGTTTTACCTTTAATAGGCTTCAACTTGTAACATTTGTTTATTTTGTACATACCCTTTGGCAATGCCCCCAATCCATACTTGCCACTAACACAAATATATTTATTTTGTCCTATACATAAGAACCCAAGTTTTGCATTTGCAGATGTGCTTTTGACATTAAACAATAAATCATATTGTAAAGGGGTCGAATTCGACTGGTTTATATTAGATTCTGTTTTAGTCGTGACTATTTTAGAATTTGTTACGTTTTGGTCATTTACCGTTTTTTTTTTACTAATCCTTTAAGTCCGCCATTAGTAAACATTCTTAATATGTCTTTTCCTCCCATTGTAGAAACTAGCATCATTATATTGGCTAATTGCAACCACATTGGCATTTTTTCTAGTCCGTCTAAGCCATATCTATAAAATACATAGGCATCTAATGCAATAATTGTGCATTTTAGAAATTCATCCATGTACGAATATTTGTTTTGCTCTAACACTGCCAAATCATACGCATTGTCGCCTTCGTACGTTCTTGTTTGATAGGCAATTTCTGCTTGTACTTTAGCAATTTTTAGTTGATTGTCTGTTTTTATTTTTTCGATTTGAGCTTCCATTTTTGCTTTGGCCAACTCAAGCTTACCTTTTTGTTTTATTTCTTTTATTGCCTGATCTTTCTTAACTACGTCGCCAACTGTATTGACAACCCCACCCAAAAGATTTCCTAAAATATTAAGCATTTTTTAGAAATCCTTTTTCTTCAAGCATGTCAGCAATAGACACACCATCGATATACACCTTAGCTAAATAACGGCCAAATTTACCTTTTTTATCTTGTATCGTTTCGACAATAACAGATGATTTGTTTGCATGTGCTTTCTTAAAAGTTTCTTCGCAAAAATCTTTAGCTTTTAAGCCTTTAATTTTTTCTTCTGGCGTTGTATTACCACGAAGACTACTCTCATATGCATCTACACCAAATAGTCTAATTCTATGCTTGACGCTAATATCAAAACCTAAATCAATTATTACATCATAGGTATCGCCATCGACGACATTGTATACTTGTGCTTTATATTTATATTCTGTTTTTTTCATAGTCACCTCATTAGTTTAAATTAATCCAAATGCCATTCATTTTTCTTAGATCGTTTAAATGTTTCAAAATATTTAAATCCTCATAAAACAAATCTTGTTCACAAAGTGCCAGATAATATTGCCCTTGAAAAATTGTGTAAAATAAGAACTCAATGCCCGTAAAATCTATTTCGTTATAGTCATCAAGATTTTTAGAGTTTAGCATTGCATTTTACAAATCTTCTTTATTTCATTATCGATTGATTTGTGCAAATTTTCACTATTCTTTTTTTGAATATATTTTTTATTTTTTGCTGCTTCTTTTTTTGCATCCTCATGCCCCAAATATACTAACTTTTCTTTTTTTTCAATTTCTTTAATTTGTGCCATAGTCAGCTCCCCTTCTAAGCCTCTAGGGTCGGGATAAGTTGTAAATCCATGAACAGCTATATTATTGTTACCCATATATCTGTATGTATGTGTACTTAGACATTTTACGCAATTGGCTCTATGCTCTTCATGCACGCTGAAAAACTTTGTGAAAATGTGTTCACATGACCTACACTTGAAATCATAATCAGGCATTTTTTGCCTCCTCTTGTTTTATTATGTTTTCTAAGTATATTTTTAATTCGTTTTTAACTTTTAAGCTTTTAGTTTTACCATTCAGCCACGTATAAACTGTTGGAATTGAAACATTGAAGTGAGCAGCTATTTTGTCATGTGCTACGCCAGATTTGTCATAAAGATATTTTAGATGTTCGCCTGTAATTTCAGCTTCAATGTATTTGTTTTGAATTAATTTTTCGACGTTATTACATACTTCTTGTAATTTAGATTGACTGTTTTGAAATGCATTATTAAGATGCTGCATAGATTCATATAGTCCATATCCATTTGTATTTATTTTTAAGTCCTGAAGTGCTTGATACACATCTTGATATAGCCTTGTTAATTGTTCAACAGAGAGTGGTTTTTCTACGCTTATTTTTTCTATTGCTTTAAGGTGATTGTTTACATTGTACTCAATACTATTAGAAATCTCTGACTTAACAGCCATAGATATGCGTGAATCAATGCTTTCATTTATATTATTAATTGCCTTATGAACTTTATTTTCAATTTGACTTAAAGCCATTTGTACATCATTACTCATTTTTTACTCCTTTAAATCTTTTAATATTTTTTTGGTTTCTTTTTTTTGTTTTTTTTCATTTTCGTTACTCCTTTATTGTATTAGGCATATTTAGGCTCTTCCCTTGACATAATCATCCAACGTTGGCTTGTCATTTATTAAAGCCCATTTCGCACTTGGGTTTTGTACTTCAACATTTTTTAGATGTCTTACCATATATTGAACAGCGTCGCATGAGTGATCGTTCTTTTTTACAACCTTAAACTGGTCATCATTAGCATGTAATTTGTCTACATACATATAGTTTTTGTGTTGATCTATAACATATGGAATGTTATCAAAAAAGAATAGTTTGTTCTGAAATAATAATTGATTGACTAATAAGATATTTCCTGACTTCTCTTTAACAGCTTCAATAAGATTTAAGCCATGAGATTTCAAGTCACTCCACCATGAACCATAGTCACGATCTTGTACTTTCATGCTGTAATCGGCAATAATTGGCATTGGTCCGTATCTGTTACACGCTTGGACAATTTCATTTATTGTTGGTTGAGGCTTGTGCCATTCATCGTAAGTATATATATTACCAGATTCGTCTTTTGCTCCAAAAACGATACTTGTATCAACACGTGTTCCATGATCGAGCCCAATGCATTTATACCAGTGATCATGTATCTGTCGTCTTGGGATAATATGATGGCTCATTAATTGGTCATAGACCGCATTCTGGGTTGAATCCCAGTTACCCTCAAGAAACTGCTGTATGTAACTTGGAGGGTAGTTCTCTTCCATGTTTTTAATATAGTCTTTAGGTAAGTTCTTTTTATTGCTGTATGTTGTTGCTCTAATATACAAGCAATCCTTAGGCGGCTGGTCATCATGATAACGCTTTTTACACCAGCCGTAACGTGGATTCCCCTCCGTAAATATAAGTTTAACCGGTAGTGCCGTTCCCCTTAGTCGTCCTAAGGCACCTAAAAAGTGTTCCTCTTTGAGTTCCTCTGCCTGACACATAATGACGGCATCATAACTGCTACTCAATATTTTTCGTGGGTCGTCAAATGACCTAAAAATAATCTTGCTTCCATTCGGAAATTCAAACTCATGATCGGCTTTCATGTGCGTATAGCCATATTTTTCAGGTGGAAACGCATTAATAAACTGAACAATACAAGTATCTTTAAGTTGTCGATAACTATAACGTGTCATCAATAATTGTACGTTTGGATGTTTATAGCATAAGTAGTAAGCAATTAAGATTGACACCCACGATTTACCGCTGCCATAACCGCCCCAAAAAGCTATTTCTCTAGGGCAGTCATGCTTTATTGTCATATCTTCATTAAATATGGCATTAAAAATAATTGATTGATTATAATTAAGTGTTGCTTTCATGTATTATTAGCTCTTTAGCTTTTTCGATTTTAATTCTGCGTCTCTTATGTCGCTCAGTATCAAGAAATACAAGACATGCACGAGATTGGTTCGTCTGAGATGTAATACCAATAAAGGTATAAAGGCCATCGTCATCTTTAAATTTGTATTTTTTATTAATTTCGAACCCACGTCTAAACGGCATTAATTTTTTTATACTCTTCGTTATTTTTAAAAACGTCTTCGATTGGATTGCTTTCTTTCTTAAATGCATTTATTGGGTCTTGATAATTTTGAACCATAAACATTATTCTAAAAGCAATAAAAGTATTCAAAATTATAGTTCCAGTTACAATTACACATGTAATTAATAGATCAAGACTATCCCATAAATCACTTAAAATAATATCAAGCATTGAGTTTCTCTAA